TTTTTTTAAGCCACTCCTGAGCCCAAGAGCAAAATGAGAGAATGAGCCTAATGAGGGACGTAAGAGGGTGAATGAGCCGGAGGAGACGCAGGTGGACTGGGAGCGAGGGAGAGGAATGACGAAGGGAAATAAAAAAGGCGGGCCATCGTGCCCGCCTGAGATAGTCTCAGATGAATGCTGTTATACGTTCGCTGACTTTTGGCTTATTGGTCTCGCCAGTGATGTATTCAACGTCAATTACATCTCCATCCTTCAATTCCTCCCAATGTCCTTCGATGTAACCATGAGCGTTGGGCATTGTGCGAGTATCATTGGGCCAGTTGTATGGATCATAGCTAACGCCTCTACACTGAGCCTTGATAACAATGATGCAATGCTCGTTCATATCGCCACGATAGCCATCCCGACGTAGCAAATAACGTTGGCCTTCATTGTCTGGTACTGGCCGAATGCAAATCACAGGAATGAACGTGCCTGCGTCTCTGACTTCCAAGCATTTAACTTCCATAGCCTTCCTCCGCTTGCTTAATCACATTCCGTTTCGCGTGTTCCGCGATCGCTTGCCCCGCTGGCGTCTTTAGAAACATCGCCACAAGTCTATCGACCTCCCTTCTGCTGACATGGTTCACTAGCAACCCTGCTTTGTGCATTTCCTCCTTGATCTTCTGCCGCGCCAGCTTCCTCATCTCCTGCCTCACTGCGCCTTTGGCTATTCGGTAGCGCATTAGATTTTTACCTTTTCTTCCTCTCTATCATCACGCAGAACTACAATAACTAGAGAGGTCCAATTAGGATGTAGCGCCTTAGCACCATTAATCACTTGCGTTGTGAGTGCTAAGGGGTTTGGTTTGTATTCAACCTCTGTACCATCGTCCTTGTTCACAGTAACAACTGAGATATATGACATTGCATCCTCCTTTTCCGACATCACAAAAAAGGCGAGGGAACCTGATCCCTCGCCTTCTCATATGCGGCTACCTGAACTTAAAACTTGTCCCAACCATCGTCAGGCCCAAACGATTGCATTGGACTGTCTTGCGGCGCAGGCTTGAACTGTTGCGTCTCAGTGTCCCTGCCTTGCAACGTACCAGTCACGGGATGCACATAGGGCACTACCTTGGGCTCTGGAACTGGCTCAGTCTTAGGTGCATCGACGACCTGTGCTTGTCCAGTGCCTGTGGCACCAAGCAGAGGATTGAGAAGCTTCTGCATTCCATCGACAATGGCCTTCAGTTTCTCATTCTCTTCCTCCAATTCCAGGTTCTTAAACGCGGTCGCGTCGATATCAAAGCGTAGGGTAGTGATGATCGAAGCGCGTTCATCGGCCAATTGTCTCCAATGAACCTCAGATTTATCAGCAAGTGCCTTCGCTTCTGTTAATCCTGAGACTTGATTGCGTTGATCGCGTAGCTCATTCTCAAGCCTGTCTCTCTCTGACCTGCTCCACGACAGGTTCTCTTCCAATGTCCGATTGAGACTACGCAAGCCTTCCAGACTTGATAACATCTCATTGACCTGCTGTTGCAATCCAGCAACCTTGCCAGCCAACTCCGACGCATTGATGAATGTATTCCTGACTTGCTCAAGCCAATCATTCACCCTGCTCATATCCAACTCCGTCATAGCATAACTCCGTGATTGTTAGGGGAGGGGCCTATTCCCCTCCCCGCCTTGATAGAAATACCTAGGTATCCTGGTTATATCAGCCTTGCGATAGCGTGTTCGTCTGGTTTTGCCAAACGTGATTTGCTAGCTTGGAACAGATTGACCATTGCTACCTGGGTTCCAGCACTCTAGGCTGGCTTAGTGTCTCGCAGCAGTTCCCTGCTGATTGGCTTGCTTGGCAGGTGGAGGCGTCTGTCCTTTCTTGTTCGCAGTCGCCTTCTTCCGCTCCGCCTTCTGCGCTTCGCCCTTCGCAACCAGCTTGGGGTCTTCCTTCACGCTATCCACCTTGATCTTGCGCTCGCCTTTCTTAGCATTGCGCTTCTCAACAGCGTCCTTCGCGAGGGCAATCACTTCCTTGCCATCGTCAGTGGCAAGGTATTCATTCGCTAAGCGCGTAATTTCAGATGCAGGAATGTAAGATACCTTATGCCCTGCATCCTTCAGCGCGGCCTTGACTTCGATCTTCGCAAGGCGCCTTGCCTCGGTCATCACCTCGCCTTGGCCTTTCGCACTCTTCTGCCCACTGGTCCGGCGCATTTTGCCTTCATACAGCCGTTCCAGGTTTGCAGCAGCCGCGTCCATTGCATCCTTTCGTTTCTGCGGCGTGTCAGTGCCAGTCACCTCCGTCATGCCCCGGTTGAGCATGGCCTTCAGCCCAAGAAACCAAATCTCCTGGACCATTTCATCCGGTAGCTTATCAAGGTCCACGGCGATATCCGCCTTGGCCTTGACCACCGGGATTTGCATTTCTGCCATTCTAGTCGTCCTTGGCTACGTCTCAAGGCCCGTAGCTATGGCCCAGTCCTAAATGGACAAATTAAATCTCATACAAATCAATGCAGGTTCGCTCGTGATGGTATAACATATCCCCGTAACCGTAATTCCAAACAAAGTATGGCATAGCCTTTGCTCCTCAATTAAATGGACAAACGAGAGGCATTGAAGCCTCTCAATCAATTACAGAAACTTAGTGCCTTGCGCAATAATCGTGTTCTTGCAGGTATTCAAATCCGCAGGCCGTTTGATATTCTGCCAGTTGTCACGCTCTCTTGTGCCGTGTTCAATGACTTGAGACTGCGCTTGCCACAGTCCGTTATGCACACTCACAACCCGATAGCGTTCATCCTTGGCATAGATTGGTTCGCGATTATCTGCCATTTCATAGCCTCCTATTGCTGATGGTTGTCAGTGTATTCTGTAAATGCGGCCCTTTTGTGACCAAATTGTGTCGAAAATAAGATTTTTGATCACTTTTCCGTGATGGGATTAAATTCCTATTCAATCCAGGCAGGTCTCCGGTGTTATTTGCGCCGCGCAGCGGCGTGTGCAAGCACGTCTTGCTAATCACTTGAACGCGCTCAATCCTCTGGCTTGGCTCACAGTTGCTTGCGTCATGCTCCGCGAGGCGAGTGCCCGGCCCCTACCCCGCGATTTTGTGGCGACCGCTCACACGATGCCGCTCAATCGACCACAAATCGTCGCCAGTTCGCCAAATCAAAATCCCGGCAGTGTGAGTGCCGGGATTTTTTAACACGCCAGTGGCGATCTCTGGCCGATTGCGGTCTATCTCACAAACACCATCGCCAGCAACACCACACTGGCCAGAACACAGAACGAGAATAACAGCTTGTCGATCATGACACGCCCTCGTCCTCTAACTGGTCTATCAACTCGTTGAGTGAATAGACTACCTTGTTACCGTCCTTTAGCTTATTGGCCTCGTCGCGAATAAGGCGCAGCAAGCGTAACAGCGTTTGCAATTCCATAACTTGTCCTCCTCAGTGGCGACCTAATCACCAGACAACAGCATTCGCGCTGTTGTTTCGGACTGTGTTAGCTGTTGTGCCCGCTCGCCGCCTTGTCCCGCAGCCAATCGCTTAGGCTCTTGCCACTATCTCCCGTTGCCTTGGCCTTGGCCTCACGCTTCGGGCCAATCGCCACGCTCAGCTTGCCGAACATATAGCCGAATTTCAATTCCATTGTCTCCGGCAATTCCACACTCGCTTGCATTCCGTTCTCGAATGCTCGCTTGCGCTCGGCATACACTCGATATGCCTCTTTCATCTCAGCGTATGCCGCTTGATTAACTGGCGACAATTCCGCCGCGACATCGACATTCCGCCAATCTTCTTTGTTGCTCGCCATGACCGTAGTCTCCGCTTGTTGTGCCGTAGCACTCGCCAGCACCATGCCAGCGCCGATCATTGTGCCCATTGAAATATGGCTAAATTATGTTCGCTCGATCACGACAATTTTACTTCCGATCACAACCGCGTGATGCTGCGCTGCGGGAACTGGCATTGTGCATTGCAGCGTGCCAAGACCGCGATCAAGGGGTGGGGGACAAAATTCGATTGGTCCTCGCGCGGCAATATGGCTGCGCAAATTTTGTGGGGAAAATCGAAACCTTGACGATACATAGAGGACCCATAATTATTTTATCAAAGCATGCTTTTGGCAATGCAGGTTAATGAGAAAAGCATGCTTAGTGCAACAAGGTGATGAGGGATAATGAGAGAAAAATGGGTTGACATTCGCAAGGAAAAGGAGTAGAATGGGAACCCATGATGGAAGATTTTGTCGAATTGCCATTGCACCCTAGCGGGGTGTATATGCTCGTCTGGCGCGGCCGCGTTGTGTATGTGGGCCAGAGCATTAACTTGTTCAGCCGGCTGGCGCGGCATCGGACGAACTACGAGAACCATCTCAAGGGCAAGCGCGTTCCGGTGAGTGGTAGCCCAAACGAGTACCGCGCGATTGCCTTCGATAAGGCCCTCGTCAAGTTCTGTAAGCGCGAGGAACTCGATCGTCTTGAGTTGGAGTTGATCGCCAAGCACAAGCCCGAGCTTAACATCCAACTCCGCGATCGTCGACCGATCAAGATTGACCTAGGCAAGCTGGGATTTGATGGTGAGAAGTATCGCGAGCCAGTGCTTCGCAGGCCGTTCACGCCAGCCAAGAACCCACCTAAGTGGGCCAAGCCGACCAAAATCCAAGCCTATCTCAAGACCGAGGCCGCCTTCGCGTCGCCATTCAATCAGTTCAAGCCCAAGTTCCGCAGACCGAACCTAGTAGCATGACCGACGAAATCAAATGCAATCTTCCATTCGAGCGTGTGCCGGTCTGTGCTTGTGATCCTGGCGTAGGCCCAGCACCGAGTAAGCAACAGCAGCTTGAATGTAAGTTGCGCGGCGGTCAGTGTTCACTAACTCACGTATTTACTGAGGCAGAGCTAACTGCACAAAACGCATGACCGAACCCTTCGACATCTCCCCAGTCTTCCAACGCTATCGCGTCTCGCACCACGCGGTAGCGATGATGCTTGCTGCTGGCCTTGAGCCATTTGAGATCGAGCGCCGCACTGGCTTCACTCGCCGGCGCCTGACAATCCTCCAGGCCGACCCCACCTTCCAAGAACTCATCACCTACTACGCCAAGCGCGAGCAGGAGAAGTTCGTTCCACTAATTGAAGAGGTCGAGCATCTTAAGGCGCACAACACTCTCGTCGCCAATCGCCAAATCCGCGACCGCCTCGAAGCTGACGACGAAGCTGAGGTTCCACGCATCGCTATCCGTGAATTGATCGCCATCGGCGGTTCAACCAAGACTGTCGATCACAAACACTCCGGCTCCGTCGATCTTAACATCGCCGCAAGGCTCGATCGCGCGATCGAACGCAGTGGGAAGAAGCCACGAGAGATCGAACATCGGTCAATGGAAATCCTAGAGGCGCAGGTTGTATCACGGGAAGAAGCCCCCCAGCCTCGAGCCGTTGTGTCCCGACCTGCGCCTCGACCCTCTTTCGCGTCAGTCTTGCGTCGTCCGAAAGTTGCATGATGTGGAAGCATCTACTATGTTGGTGGCGCGGCTTTCATGTTTGGAAACACGAACGTAATACAGCAAAGCGCTTTTGTACTTGTTGCGGCGATTGTGAGTGGCTCTTTGGTAGTGAGTATGGGGGCGCTCTCAAATGGCGTAGAATGATTTCTCTTAGGGAGCCCATCGCTTGAGTCCCGACCTTCTCGATTGGCTGGCGGACGTCAGTGCTGATCCACTGGCCTTCGTCCTTGGCGCGTTTCCATGGGGTGAACCCGGTACGCGCATTGCCAAATTCAGCGGCCCTGAGGCTTGGCAACGAGAACTGCTTGAGCGCATTCGCGATGGGCTCCTCACACCTAACCAAGCAATCCAAGAGGCCACGGCCTCCGGTCACGGCGTTGGTAAGTCCGCCCTCGTCTCCTGGATCATTATCTGGGCCATGGCGACGTTGCCCGACACGCGCGGGGTCGTGACCGCCAATACTGAAACGCAGTTGAAGACCAAAACCTGGGCCGAGCTTGGGAAGTGGTTTCATATGTGCTTGGTCAAGGATATGTTCAAGCTTACAGCGACCGCGCTATTCTCTGTGGATGAAGAACATGAACGTACTTGGCGACTTGACATGGTGCCTTGGTCTGAACGAAACACAGAAGCTTTCGCTGGCTTGCACAACCAAGGACGGCGCATTCTTGTTGTCTTTGACGAGGCCTCAGCTATACCTGATGTTATTTGGGAGACGACTGAGGGTGCCCTTACCGATGCGGACACTCAGATTATTTGGTGTGTATTTGGAAATCCAACAAGGTCTACCGGCAGGTTTAGAGATTGCTTCGAAGGAGGAGCCTTTGCCTCCACGTGGCATACACGTCAGGTTGACTCCCGTATAATCTCCTTCACCAATAAACCCCAAATCGATAAATGGATACGCGCCTATGGCGATGACTCCGACTTCGTCCGCATCCGCGTTTACGGCATGTTCCCGCGCATCGGCGAGATGGAGTTCTTCAACGCCGATGACGTTGACGCGGCACAAGTCCGAGAGGTTGCAGTCGGTCTCGCTGACCCATTGGCTCTGGGCGTCGACGTCGCGCGCTATGGCAAGAACGCCTCGGTTATCTTTCCACGTAAGGGCCGCGATGCTAGAACAATGGAAAGGATTAGGTTCCAAGGACTTTCTACTGTTCAGTTAGCTGACAAGATTTTTGAGCAGAACTTTATTCTGCACGCAGACGGTATCTTCATTGATGGTGGTGGTGTTGGTGGCGGCGTTGTGGACAACGTCCGTGCCAAGAGCTTGCATTGCTACGAAGTCCAGTTCGGAAGCAAGGACGATACTCCGCACATTGTGTGGGGTAGCCAAGGTGAAAAGTATGCTAATAAGCGATCGGGCATGTATGGAGCGTGCCGCGCATGGCTCAAGACCGCAGCGATCCCAGCCGATCCAGAGTTGAAGAAGCAATTCTCCTCCATCAAATACGTTATTAACAAGCGCGATGAAATCCAGCTAATCTCTAAAGAGGACATGCTCAAGCTCGATCCAGACTTAGAGCTTGACGATATCGACGCTCTAGTCACCACCTTTGCCCATGCGCTCCAACCTAACGAAAGCGCGGGCGGGGTGCATCTTCGCAAGCCCTTGGTCCAGTCCGATTACAACCCCTTCGACGAGGCGAGATTGACTGGTCAGCAGCAGGTTAATGACTACAATCCCTACGCTAGCGAGGCCGCGTGATGAAAGTCAAGGTTGGTGATAAATTCAATAGCACTTATGTTCCTGAGACTATCATTGAGGTCACTCAGGTACTGCCGACTGCGATCGTAGCTAAGGTAAACGCGCCAGCAGATATTGCTGGGCGAATTATCTGTGATGATATCAATCACTTTCCTCGACATTGGCAAAGGGCCGCCTAATGTCCTTCGCTGCACCATCCGCGCCCGCCGCTCTGGCCCCTCTGCCAACTGCGCCAACTCCTCCACCAACCATGTTCGCTGGCGCAGCCCCAGGCACCAAACCCACCCCTAAAGCCCCCGCCGCGACCTTCCTCTCTGACGCGATGGGCACTAACCCAACCAATACTGGCCAGAAAAAGTTGACGGGTGAGTGATGGCCTACGTCCCAAACCTTCCTCCACAGAACACCCAGAATGCGCTAGCTTCAGCGCCAGCCACGCAACAGGCTCCATCGAAGGCCAACCTCATGATGGCCATGGCTGAGATGCACAAGCAGGGCCGCTTCGCTAAGACTGCGCCAGTCACCCAGCGCACCATTAAGACCAATTCTACTTTGAAAAAGAACCCAACCCTTCCAACGCAACGCTAATGGAACAAGCTGGCCCAGGCGTAGGTAGCGCGGAGAGTGTATCTCCGAAACAGCGTAGTGTTGTCAATTTCATCTCCCAAGAAGACCGTGCGCTGCGCTCTTATAGTGAAGGTAGGTTGATTGGTCTCCGCACCAATCGCTGGTCATGGTGGACCCATTGGCGCGAACTCGCTGACTACCAACTCCCGCGCCGTTACAAATGGCTGATCACGCCCAACCAGCAACAGCGCGGGTCGCCGATCAATCAACACATCCTCGACAACACTGGCACGCTTGCTGCGCGAAACCTCGCCGCTGGCATCATGACCGGCTGTACCGACCCAACCAAGCGTTGGTTCAAGCTCAAAATTCGCGGCCAGGACTCGACTCAAACCACTCCCACATCCATGTGGCTGTCCCAGGTCGAGAAGCTCTTGGACTTGATATTCCAAGAGAGTAATTTCTACACCGCCCTCGCTATTCTCTACTTCGACCTCGTCGTCTTCGGCACAGCCTGCATGCTGATCTACGAGGACTTCGATAACGTCATCAACTGCGTCAATCCCTGTCTTGGCGAATACTACGTCGACGTCAACAAGTCCTACTTCCCAGATGTTCTCTATCGCGAATTCACAATGACCGTTAGCGCGGTCGTGGAGGAGTTTGGACTTGAGAATGTCTCGCCGTCGATCGCACGGTTGTGGAACCAAGGGGGGTCGAGTCTAACCAGGGAGCTTGTTGTAGCCCATGCCATTGAACCAAACACTGATGGTCGAAGATTTGGTATTCCCGAGAGATTTAAATTCCGTGAAGTTTACTGGGAATGGGGCGGCTCAGCTAGCCCTCAAGGTGGATCGTCCTTCAGTCCTGGCTTGTTACGCAAGCGAGGATTTCACGAGTCACCTGCTATTGTTGTCCGATGGGACGTGGTATCGAATGACGCCTACGGCCGATCGCCTGGTATGGACGCTCTCCCGGACATTAAGCAACTCCAACTAGAGACGAAGAGAAAGGCCCAAGGCATCGACAAAATGGTCAATCCGCCAATGGTGGCGGATGTCCAACTTAAGAACCAACCAGCTTCGTTGTTGCCTGGCGGCATCACTTACGTCTCCGGGATGCTAAACCAAAACCGTACTGGGTTCGCGCCTGTCTACATGGTCAATCCGCAACTCGCGGATATGACCGCGGACATCGAGCGCATCCAGAAGATGATCGGCGAGACGTTCTACAACAACCTCTTCCAGACGATGAACAACCTGCGCCAGGGAACATCGTCTAACGTGACCGCAACCGAGATCGATGCAACGCGCGCCGAAGCAATGGTCATGCTCGGGCCAGTCCTCGACCGCATCAACTTTGAAGGACTTCGTCAAATTGTCGAACGAACCTTTGGCATCTCCGCACGCTCGCAAATTCTATCGCCTCCTCCGCAAGAAATCTCTGGCGCGCCTATCAATATTGAATTCGTCTCCATGCTTGAGCAAGCCCAAGACGCAGCCGACGGCGCGGGAATTGAACGCGTCTTGCAGCTACTTGGCAATCTCGCGGGCGTCAAGCCAGAAGTGATGGATGTTGTTGACACAGACTTCGCAATCGAGGCTCTCTCGTCTAAGCTTGGTAATGACCCGCGCTTGATCAACTCCGAAGACAAGATCGCCCAAATCCGTCAGGAGCGTGCTCAACAACAGCAACAGGCCATGGCCGAGCAGCATGCTAGCGCAGCACAAAAGCTCGCGCAAGGCGCACAGACGCTCTCGCAGACTGATGTGGGTGGCGGACAGAATGCGCTTCAAAAGATCATGGGACAAGGACAGGCGGCATGAGTAAGCTCATAATGCTCCCCGGTATCTTTTGGTTGCATAAGCATTACGGTGCTTGGCGCTTTCGTCGGCGCATGCGGGCTGCTGGCTTTACTGATCCACTCGCTTTTGCGAAGTGGTATTTTGCACAACCACTGAGGCGATGATGGACGCAACCAATCCCAAGCACGTCGACATCCTCAAGCGCCAAGCCATCCAGTGGGAGCGCGAACGTCGTGACTTCCTTCTCCATTCCATGGGCGTTCGATCCGGCCGCGCCTACTTCTGCTCTCTTCTTGAGTCCGCCCACATCTTCACTACCACCTTCGCCGACAACCCCTACCGCGGCGCATTCAACGAAGGCAATCGCAACCTCGGTCTCATGATCCTCAGCGACATCATGAAGTACTGCCCCGAACACTACGTCGCAATGATGAGGGAGAGAAATGAGCGAGACACCATCACCGACTCCAGGCTCCAGCGATCCGATGAGGACTCCAACGGGCGAGATAAAGGATCAGTCAACGCCAACTACGTTGACTACGCCGAGCAGCCAGACGGACAAGTCCACTCCGAATACGAACCAGGAGCCGCCGAAGACTGAGGATGGTAAGTCCTTTCTGACCGAAGGCGACAAGGCCAAGACTGAGCCTGAGGCGCCCAAGCTCGATAAAGATGGCAAACCAATTGAGCCGCCAAAGGGCGCTCCTGAGAAATACGCAGACTTCAAACTACCTGAAGGTATCACTCTCTCTGATGCCCAGAAGACCGACGTCACTGGCATGTTCAAATCTTGGAACCTAACCCAGGACCAAGCCCAACAAGCCATTGATTACTACACGAAGCAGCAGGCCGAAATCGCCAATGCTCCGTACAACGCCTATCTCGAAACCCGAAAAGGGTGGCGGGATGAAATTGCCTCAGACCCTGTCATTGGCCCTAAACAGGCCGCTGTCAAAACTGAGATTGGCCGCGCGATCAACTCGCTCGGTGACCCAAAGATGGTCGCTGACTTCCGACAGGCATTGGACATTACTGGCATCGGTGACCACCCTGCCTTTGTCCGCGCTTTCTATGCCTTTGCGCAGCGATTGAATGAAGGCTCTCCTGTCTCTGGCAGGGGGCCGTCGCCACATGGCGCCACTGATCCCTCTCGTGGCGATGCAAAGCCCTCTGCTGCGCAAGCCATGTATCCCAATCTCCCAACCAACCAAAGGGCCTGATAAATGGCAACCCTCGGCACCTCAGCAATCACCTATGCTGATTGGGCCAAGCGCATGGACGACGGCTACAAGGTCGCTCGTATCATCGAACTCTTGTCCCAAACCAACGAAATCCTCGAAGACATGCTCGTCATCGAGGGCAATCTCCCGACCGGTCATAAGACCACCGTTCGCACCGGCCTCCCGCAGGCAACTTGGCGCTTCTTGAACCAAGGCGTGCCGAATGCGAAATCGACCACTGCCCAGATCGTTGACACCGTCGGCAACCTGGAAACCTACGCGGTGATCGACAAAGACATCGCCGATCTCAACGGCAATACTGCTGAATTCCGACTCTCGGAAGTCAAAGCGTTTTTGGAGGGCATGTCCCAGCAGGTCGCGTCAACCCTGATCTACGGCAACCAGTTCATCAACCCAGAGCGGTTTACTGGGCTGGCGCCTCGCTACTCGACCTCTAACACCGCCAACTCCCAGACCGCTGCCAATGTTTTGAGCGGAGGTGGTGCAGCCTCGACCAATACCTCAATCTGGGTCGGCGTTTGGGGCGATGACACTCTCCATGCCACCTTCCCCAAAGGCAAAATCACCGGTTTGCAACACCGGGATATGGGCGAGTGGCCGGTCACTGACGCGAGCAACAACACCTACCAAGCCTACCGCGATCACTTCAAATGGGAAATCGGCTTGGTCCTCCGAGATTGGCGCTATGTCGCGCGCATCGCCAATGTTGACGTGACGCAGCTGACTGGTGTTAGCGCCGCGAACCTGATCAATCTCTTGGTTCGCGCGCTCTACCGCCTGCCCACTGCGCCGACTACCGCGACCACGATCCAGACCTCGGACACAGACCAAGTCCGGGCCTCGATGGGCCGTACGGTCATCTACTGTAATCGTGTGATCCGTACTTACCTCGACCTTCAAGCTATGAATAAGACCAACGTACTACTCAGAATTGAGGAGTTCGATGGTAAGCCGATCACGACGTTCAGAGGTATCCCGATACGTACTTGCGATGCGATACTGAACAACGAAGCCACGATCTGAAGAAAGGAGAACACAATGATCCTTGACGCATTCCTTCAATTCGACAGCGCCTTCTCCTTGGCACAGGTCGCTGCCACCTACAACTCCACCAACATTATCGACCTCCATATGGCTGGCATTCCTGTCCTCGCAAATTTGCAGGGCGCCCGTGATATCGGTATTGGTGATGACCCTGCGCTGAAGCTCTTGGTTCAAGTCACCACCACTGCCACGTCCGGCGGGGCGATGACTCTCCAAGCTGCACTCCAAGGCGCACCCGACAACGGCTCAGGCGCACCGGGCTCCTACACAACTTGGTGGACCTCGCCAGCCTACGCGCTCGCTACTCTCGTCCAAGGCGCACGTATCTACGACATGGACATGCCTCGCCCGCCTGCTGGCGTTGGCGTGCCGCGCTTCCTGCGTATGCAGTACGTCATCGGCGCGGCCACTGGCACTGCTGGCGTGATCCAATCCTACATCGTGCTCGATCGTATGGACCAGATGTACAACGCCACCAACAACGCTGTGATGGGCGGCTACCCCGCTGGCATCACGGTCTCCAACTAAGGAGGATGACCATGGAACTTGGTGAACAGGTCGTCTTCTTCACTCACGAAAGCAGCGATCTGACCAGTCGCTCGATTGACGAGCTTGCGTTCTGTACCGGCATCGTTGACGAACACACAATCAACGTCGTCATCTTCCCTGTTGGTGGCCCGGTTCGCTTTGCCAACGTCTCCGACTTCGGTGATCTCAACGCCCCTGTTGGTAGCTCTTACTGGCGAGCCAAAGGCTCTGCCGCGCCGGACTTCAAACGCTATGACGAGTACCAAGCGTTGCTCACCAAGCAGCGCAATGACTTGTCGCAGTCAAAACCAGCTGATCGAGATAAACTCCTGCTCGATCAGAAGACCGAGCGGGATGCGTTCGTGGGCAAGGCCGAACCAGCGCCAACTACTGGACTTGCGCCCATTGCGCCTCCTGTAAGGAAAGGAGCCACAGAATGAAGAAGCTCCTTCTCGCCCTTGGGTTCTTGGCTCTATGGGCTGTGCCCACTGTCGCCCAAGTCCCCTGCGTTGGAGTCGGCGGTGTCAACACTGTCCCACAAGTTGGCCTCGCCTGTCCTCAAGAGGCCCTCGTCAACTCCTATGCCGCCTCCGGTATTGGCATCGCTCCGGCTGCTTCAGCCACCGACATCACCTGCATCCAAGGCGCGACCAATACCGTCATCCGTCTTCAACGCCTACGCGTCAGCGGCACAGCTGGAACACAAATCATCGTCCCGGTCGTGCTAATGAAGCGTGCGTCCTTGGACACCGGCGGAACACCAGCTACCAGCACAGCCTTGCCAGTTGCCTATCCTCTAGACTCTGCAAACTCAGCGGCTAAAGCAACGCTCAATGCCTGGACTGCCAATCCTACCATCGTCGACTCCTCGCCGGGTATCCTTGCTGTTGAGAACTTGATCCTGTCAAAGACCGATGGCACGAATGGTGTCGCCTTAACTGAGTCCTTGTTTGAGTTCGACGCTGGCATCACAATCGAGAAACCGACCCTGCGTAAGGCAACTGAGGCCCTCTGCGTCAATCTCAACTCGACCTCGCCATCGTCTGGCTTGGTCAATGTGACCTGGGTTTGGACGGAGGCTAGCCAATGAGAAAACTCCTTCTTGCTCTTGGCTTTGTCACTCTTGCTGGTTCTGCCATCGCCGCTGTCTCACCACAGACCCTTGTCGGTAATGCCAACTACACAATCCTCTCCACCGACAAGTATCTGATCCCGACAGTTGCCCTCACTACCAATCGAACCTGGACGCTCCCTTATGCAGGTGCGTACAATATCAACGGCACTTTGGACACTATCGACGCCCAAGGCAATGTCGGTGGCGCGAACTCCTGCATCGTCTACGCCCCTCAATCAGGCGATACGATCAATGGCTCGTCCGCGTCGATCACCTTCTGTGGTACCTTTGGCCGTATCGCCTTCTGGCCAATCACCGGGACGAACTGGACCTACAATGTCATCTCGGCTGGGCAGCAGCAAGGTACCACGACCAACGACAATGCCACAGCTGGTAACGTTGGTGAAGTTCAAACCATCAACGTCACTCTCACCAACGCCAAGCAAATCACGACCAACTCCTCGATCACTCTCGGCTCTGTCTCTCTGACCGCTGGCGATTGGGACTGTCGTGGTACAGCCGCGCATCAACTCTCGGCTACTACCACCGCAACGCGGCTCTCTGCGTCTCTCGTGACCACCGACGGTGTCCTTGGTACTCAAGGCACTGACGCTACCACGACAGTGGTCCCGGCGTCAGCGATCTCTACCAATGGCGTCGATCTCAAGCTCGGCCCAGCGCGGTTCTCCATCGCCTCCACTACCTCGATCTTCTTGGTCGATGGCGCCACCTTCGCCACTTCCCAACTCTGGGCCTATGGCTCAGTCACCTGTCGTCGAGCACGCTAATACCCGGTCATCGTTGAGGCACCGGCCTATAAGCCTCAACCTTTTTCGGAGCTAGAACCCGATGATAGAAGATAAGCCAAAAGAACAAAGGTCTGATCAAGATCACGTGATGGCATTGATTGAAAAGGCTTCAATGGCAAACGATCATGATCAGGCAATGAAGTATTCTCAAGCAGCTTGCAACGCCGCAAATGCTTTGGCTACGTTATTCAATATGAGAAAGCCTGACTAATGCTTCTCCTGGCCTTCCTCATCCCAATCGCATACATCCCAGGTATCACTGGGGCTGCGATTGCGACTGGCTGGTCAGTTCTTTCTTGTGCTTTGCCGTGTGTAACTTGGCGGGAGGGGGCGAAGCAGTCCTCTCCCGTTTTTATCCTCTTAGGAATGACCTTCCTGCTCTACGCCTGTTGGTCGCTGTCTTGGGTCGATAATCCAGTCACAGGACTAAGCGCGCTTTGGCAACTTGCCATCCTCGCAGGAGTGTTCTATGCTGGCACTCAGCTTGACAATCTTAGGCTTGTTGCTATTGGCCTTGGTCTTGGTTTCGGCATTAGCAGCCTTTTGTGTATTGCCCAACTTTTAGGTCTTGATTGGGTTCTTGAATTTGTTCCTTGCCGCCCATCTGGTCTTGTATTCAACCCCATCATCCTCGGAGAAGGCTGTGCCCTCACGATCCTCCTACTCCTTCCGCACCGCCTTTGGCTCCTCACTGTCCTACTTCTTCCTGGTCTTATTCTCAGCCAGTCTCGCGCTGCTTGGCTTGCTTTATTCGTTGGACTCGTCCTTGGATGGTGCAGGCCCTCGCAATCAACCCTCTATTCCGCGGCTTGTCCCTTAACATGGGCCGCCCTCGTTCAGCACGACTCCGCTGATGACTTTCGCTGGATCGTCTGGCGAGTCCTCTATCACTTCCTCGACTTCTGGGGCCATGGCCCTGGCGCGATCGAAGCGGTCCTGATCCACTTCAAAGGCCAATACTATGCCCCAGCTTACGCACACAATGAATTCCTCGACCTTGCCTATCAATATGGAGTGGGATCAGTCTTCGCTACATTTCTATTACTCCTTCCAACGACGATGGTTAGAAGCAATGCTTGGCCCTGCTACGTCGCCTTCCTCATCTGCTGCTTATTCTCCTTCCCCCTCCACTGCCCGCCCTTGGCATTCGCTGGGCTTCTGGTTGCGGGTCACCTGTCTCGTGATTGGAGTTTTGCTAGGCTCCTTAGCGACCTTCGTAGACATCGGCCTGTATCGAGGCTGGATCGACCGCGAGACCGCGATGCGGTTGTGGCCGTTTAGTTGGGATATCAATCATGGGAAAGATTAAGATGCTGAAATGGATCGCCTTAGCCCTGACGCTGTGGGCGCCGCCAGCAATTGCACAGGTATCAACATGGCCGCCGCCAGCAGGGGCTATTGCTGGCCTTTGTGTCTATAACAGCGTCCCGCCGACTCTAGCCAACACCAACGTTGGCTTTGTTCAATGTGATAACAGCGGGCGGCTGCTCCTTGCCACTGTCCCAAGTGGAACACAAGACGTCAACATCGCCAAAGTCAACGGTGTTACAGTCTCGACTGGTACAGGCGCAATCGGCACAGGCACTCAACGTGTTGGCATAGCAGTTGATCAAGCCACTAATGCCGGTGCCGCTCTTGTAAAGGGAGGTGTTGGTGTTGTAAATGGTGGTAGTTTCTATCTGACTGTCGCGGCGTCTCAAACAGGTACTGTTTTACAATCCTCGACCGGTGCTATCGGTGACTATCTTTCCCATTGCGTGATCTATCCAACCTCGACCTCTCCTGGTGTCGTGACGGTATTTGATAATACGAACGCTGCTGGTACCAACGTCATTGCATTCCCTGGCGGTGCTAGTAGCGTGTCGAACCTTGTACCAATCGCCATTCCAGTTGGCGCGGTCAGTACTGCTGGAGCATGGAAGGTAACGACAGGCGCAAACGTGTCAGTCGCTTGCTACGGGAAATTTAGCTAATGCGCCGCGCCTTTGGTCTTTGGCTACTGGCTATTGTCTGCCTATGGCAGCAAGGGGCCTGTGCACAAGCCGTGCTGCCCGGTTTCCCGCCAGGAGTTTTTATAAATCGCTCAGCACTGGATGCCGCACCAGTCGCTGGCTATCAAGGTCCTGGGGATATCACGTCAGGTGCCATCGCCTTCTACTCTTGCGGCCGATCCTACAACGCAGCTTACGCCTCTGGCGGTGGTGCGGCTTGCACGGTTGTTGATACGGCCACCGGCTCGGTGAGCTGCGTGCTGCCGCTCCTTTCCACTGGTTATGTCAATACGACTGCTTGCAATTCTACAGCTTGTCTTATAGCGTGCAGCGTTTCCAAAATGAACGATCAGACTGGAAATGGCAACGACGTGGTCCAGGCGACGCTCGCCAACATGCCGGGGCTGACGTTCAATGCGCAGAATGGGTTGCCGTGTGCGGCGGGGACGGGAAATGCGGCTGTACGATTGGCAACTGCAGGAAATGTTGCGCAAGCGGCTCCCTTCACTCTAACCGCAGTAACCGAACGCACCGGCAGCTTTACAACGGTTCAAAAAGTTCTAACGAATGATACTAACACCAACCCCATAAATTTTACGGCCTCGGCAAATACGCTCGGGGTCAACAATGGAACTGCTGTTTCACTGACGGCGGCCGATAGTGCTTTTCATGCTTTGCTCAATGTGGCCAGCGGTACGGCACCGTTGTTGGCAATAGACTCTAGCGCAAATACATCTACATCGACGAATGGCACGACAGCATTGACCGGGCCGGAATATCTCATGGGTCGGAGTTCCGGCGCGCAGGCTCTTATAGCAGGTTTTGTCTGTGAAGCCGGCATCTGGCCCGCCGATCTCAACTCATCCTATCAAGCCATGCTCGCCAATATGCGCAGCGCAACAAACGGTTGGAACTTCTGAAAGGAACCACTAATGGCCCGTTATCGTCTCAACACCGGTCACTACATCAATGCCCTTCAATGGGATGGCTCATTGACCGAGTGGGAATACACTGAGCAATCCCTCGTCAACAACCGCATGGTTCGACGCAGGTTCAAAGTCCCAATGATCCTCGATCCTCGAGATGCGACCTGCTGCAACTACCCAGGCGAGATCATCGTCTCGTCAAAGTATGATGAGAAATATCCTCTCGACATCATCTTCGAAGGCGAGCCCACTCCTGACATGACGCCGCTCGACGACGAGGCCCGCGCCAAAGTGGAAGAGCTTTCATCGAAGTGGATACATCCGATCGAGTCACTTCCTGGCAACTTCACTCAGTCCCTCCTCGATACTCTCGAAAGGCAACTATCTTCTGTGCAGTCTCGCGCGCCGATGCCTTCTGCCAATCCTGTCTCAACCAATGGCATCGACAACGAACGTCTGGCGAAGATGGAGAAACTCGTCGCAGAACTTGCCGAGAAGAACCTCGCGCTCGAAGCACGCATGGCTGGCGAAGCTAAGGCCGTTGTCGATGACGAGCCCCTCCCTCCCAATCCCACCGCCGAAGACCTTGCTAATCAAGCCAAGGCTGCTGAACTGGCCAAGCTTGGCGCTAAGACCCCGATCAAAATCCCTGGTAATCTCCGGAGGCCGTGATGCCTTCGCAGACGGATACCGACCAAGGAGGGACCAACCGTCAATGGGAGCGGGTCTATATGGGCCCGTCTGTTGGCTGGCAGAACATTCCGTACAAGAACTTCCTTGCACAGGGGAGTAATACGAACACTATCACCGCCGCTGGTACCTACACCCTTGACTGGTCCACTAATTTCGTCCAAGTTAACTGTGTTGGCGCGGTCGTTCTGATCCTTCCGTCTGTATCACAGCCATCCAACCCAGTCACTCAACCAGGGCGACATCAGCGGATCAATATCACCATTGTTGATGTTGGAGGCAATGCTGCCGCACACGCAATCACTATCAAACCTGCTTCTGTTGTTGAGACAGTGATGAGCCTTACTCAAATTCAAATCACCTCCAACTTCGGTGGGTTCGTTCTGGAACCTGTCCCTGCCTCGCTCACTTGGGTCAATGCACAATGAAGAAATGGCTTCTTGCGCTTGCGCTATTACTGGTTCCATCAGCTGCATTTGCACAATGCTCTGGCGTTGCGCCAGCCAATTCTCTCTGCGGGAACCTGACTGGCGCGCCAAGTGTGCCTGGATTTTATAGTGCGGCAGGGGCGATTACTGGATCGGGTACTATTAACTATATCCCAGTCTGGACTTCTGCTGCTACTCTTGGCAATGGTGTCTATCTTCCACTTGCTGGTGGTGTCAATCTCTATGCTGCACCAACTGCAACTGGTACTGGTGACTGTCTTACAGCACCAAATGCTTGCCAACTAAAAACTGCTTGTTCTTTTAGGACGCAAGTTGCAACCTATTTAAGTGGCGGTTTCAATATTAACGAAGCTCATGGAACGTATAACAGTGTTAATGCCGATCTTGCTTTGTGCACTGTTAAGGGAAATAGTGGTGGCAGCGCTTCCGCATTAACAACTTTACTTGGTGACTGTAGTGCTACAACGGCCGTTATTCTATCTGTGCCAGATAACGATGTAGGTGTCTTAGCTGATGATGTTGGAGAAGTTGTTGTAAAATGTCAACAAGTTAATCTTGGTAATGGCTCTATTGGTCTTCAAGGATTGCAGCAGATAATCCTTGATATGGATACTATAACGTGGGGTAGTTGTGGGGCTTCTGCTGAGCATCTTTCATTGGGTGGGAATGCTGTTGGTAATCTTACTGGCGGCGGTGAAAATATAACTGCAAACTGTACTAAGCATTGGGACTTTGCAAGTGGAACTACTTTCAATGGAGGTGCACTAACAACTTTAACTGGCACTCCCGCATTCAACGGCGCGTTTATTACAGCAGCCGGCGATTTAAATATTAATCTCTCTGCCTGGACAACTTCTGGTACAGCTACAGGAACACGCGCGATCTTAACCGGCCTTGGTTATATGATCACAGCTGCTGCGGCATCTTGCAACTCCGTCATTCCAGGTAGTGTTGCCTGTCAGTTATCTCTCGGCTTTCAAGATAATGCCGGTGATCTTCAGACCGATGGCAAATTCCTTAATAGCGCGATGCCCACTCCCACCCGTGCCGGTGATATCGTCTATAACAACGGTTCAGGCTGGTGGCAATCCGTAGCAGGCTGCAACAGCGGCACCTGCTACCTTACTGAGAATTCCAGCGGCGTACCAACATTTTCTCAGATACCAACAGCTAACAAGACCATTGATATCTATACTCAAGGTACGATTGGTTCCATCACCACTGGCAAAGGCGGATTTACTCTTTGGCCAAATGCGGCTACGGTAGACAACCTCGCCTTCTCCTCCAACATCTTCACCTGCTCGGTCAACCCAGTCATCACAATGTACGAGTGCGGTACATCCACCACCTGCAACGCACCAACTACCATCGGCGCGGTCACTATCACCGCAGCGCATACAGTCGTCTCCTTCACTAGCCTCTCCTCCACCGCCATCGCTGCTGGCGACTATACCGCCTGGGACCTTACTGGAACCTGTACCGCGCTGAACCCAATTGGTAAAGCCATGGTTCATTTCAATTAGGAGCTTTAATGCCCGATCTTCCCGAAGTCAATCTCAACGACCTGTCCGAGAAAGCGCTCTTGCTTCGCATTGCACAAGAACTCGGCCATATCCGCAAAGGCATGTCCACGGTCATCAACTACGTTCGCGATGCAGAGACAGACATCCCAGAGCGGTACCGTCGGTTCGTCAACGCATTCCACGATGTCCACGACATCAAATACATGTACGAGGAGCACGGCCAGCCAGTTCCAGAATACATCATGAGCGAGGTTCGCCGGATGGACGATCGCTACCGGCAAATCCTTGCTGAGCTCAATGCCGAAGGCGGATCGTTCAACATCATCCGGCGCAAAATGGCAAGCGATCCATCAAACCGTTACGACCACACTAGACAATTGGAGAAACCAAAATGAAAGACGGACGAGCAATGACCAGCGGACCAGGCGGGCAAAAGCACGAGCCCATCCCTCACGCAATCTCTCCTGCTGGCGTGAGCCAAATAGGCGAGACTGTCGACAAGCGAGCGATCGAGAACTTCAACAAGGGCCGTGGATATAAAGCCCCGATGTCCGGCCATCAATCTCACCCCTGCGGGAGCCAAGGACGGCACGATGACTGAACCAAAGAACGTAGATTGGGACAAGGTCCATTCCTTGCTCAATACCGCCAATCTAGCGCGGCAGTGGCCCAAGCTCAAGCATCTCGAAGACATGGCACTGGCTGAATTAGAAGGTGTTGGCAGAGACCCAGTTGATCCGCGCGTGAAGGACCCTGACACAGGAGACAGGTAATGGCCCGAGATATACTGTCAGGCTTCGGCCCTGACTCCAACACTCACCAGCAGCCTCGTGCCAAGTCTGGTGGTGTGAAAGAGTGCAAAGAACTTCCTTATGACCCGCCCAAAGGTCCTACGACGTTCATGCATGAAGGGCCTGGGTTGGCTGATCACACTAACCACGACAATAAAGGTACTCAAGGTAGGCATTAATGACTACCAACACGGATATCGTCAATCAGGCGTTGCAGATTATCGGTACCCGTACAACAGTCACGGCGACGGAACTCGCCAACGCGGCAGCTGGCAACAACGCGCTCTCGTCCAACGAGGCAATCAACGCCAACCTGATCATGTTCCGTCTCCGTGATAATCTCAATCGAATGGCGCCGTGGAATTGCGCCACCAAGTACGCGCCACTTGTCTACATCACTGCTGCGCCAGGACAGCCAGAAAATCCCAACGCCGCCGCGCCGTTCTGGCAACCCGGTATCCCACCACCTGGGTGGGCCTATGAATATCAATACCCTGTTGACTGCTTGCGCGTTCGTAAGGTGATCCCGCAGACGATCACACAGGGCTTTGGCTCAATCCCAATCTATCCTCCTGGTGTTGTGACTAGTTCGGGTTATAACTCCTGGACTGGGCCGCCGGTTAAGTTCGAGGTTACGACAGATAACTTCTTTGGCGTCACTGCCGCCGCCATCACTATCTCTGGCGGTGCTGGGTACGTCCTTGGTGAAATCATTACTCTTGTTCAGCCATCCTACACCTTTCAGCAAAACACTGCGCCGACCGGCCAGCCAACTGCCTTTGCTCAGTTTACAATGGAAGCTGGCGCGCCTGTACAGCTTCTTGTGACTGGCGCTTCAGGTGGTTCGGTTACGTCTGTAGCTGTTATCAATCAAGTTCAAGGCGAAGCGACCCCAATCGGAGGTAGCTACTTCTCAATTCAGTCTAATCCGGTCTCCCAGCAATTCTCATCCGGCAATGGTTCCGGCGCGACCTTCAATCTAACCTTTGGATCGCAAGCTCCACAACGCGTCATCCTGACCCAAACCGGCCCAGCGATCCTCTGTTATAATACCCAGATCACCGATCCAAACGTCATGGACCAAATGTTCATCGACGCATGGGCCGGGATTTTGGGCGCGCGACTTGTGCCAGCGCTGCAAGGCGACAAGTCCATGATCCAAGTAGGGGTCAAGATTTCTAATGATCTAATCATGGAGGCGCGGAAGGCAGATGGTAACGAAGGGCTGACTGTCAACGATGTGACACCTGATTTCATTCGCCAACGTGGCATTGTCTCTGGGCCGAATTTCGAGTTCTCGCCAAATCTCGACTGGGGACCTTTGTGGGGGTACTAATCTAAGTGGCACAACCTGCCATCCAAACTGCTTTCTCTGGCGGTGAGTGGTCACCGGACCTATTCGCGCGCGTTGATATCGCGAAGTACCACTCTGCTGCGCAGCTTCTCCGGAACTTCTATGTTGACTACCGTGGTGGTGCTAGCACGCGCGCTGGGTTTCGGTATATTCTCCAAGCTCGCAACTCCTCTTTCGCAGTCCGATTAATCCCATTCCAAGCTTCCTTCACCACCAGCTACGTTCTCGAATTCGGCCAGAACTATCTACGATTTATCTCCAATGGCGCGTACGTTCTAGAAGCAGCCACTACAATCACTGGTGCGTCGCAAGCAAATCCAGGAGTTATCACAAGCGCAGCCCACGGTTACGTCACTGGCGATTGGATTTTCATCACCGGCGTCGTAGGTATGACGCAGCTAAACGGCAACTACTACATCGTTGTTCGTACTGGCGCGAACACGTACACGCTCACCGACCTCAATGGCAACGCGATCAACACCACTGGCTTTGGCGCGTACGTCTCCGGAGGTCAGGCACAGCGCGTCTACACTCTCACCACTCCTTACGTCGCCAGCGACCTTGCGCTATTAAAATTTGCGCAGAACGTCCAAACCCTGATCCTCTGTCATCCGAACTACAATCCTCAGGTCCTGACTCTCGTCACCGCCAACAACTGGACCTTGTCAACGATCACCTTTGGCCCAACTATCACCGCGCCAGGAGGTATCGTACCATCTACAACCTCTGGTGCTGGCGGTGGTTGGAACTATGCCTATCTTGTCACAGCGCTTGATGTTAACAACCAAGAGAGCGCGCCAAGTGTTCCTGGGACGTTGTCGAATATCTCATTCATCGGCACACAAGGCATCACCAACACTCTCACTTGGAACGCGGTTGCTGGCGCGGTCAGTTATAATGTCTATAAGGCGCTTAGTGTTATCACCACTGCTATTCCTTCTGGCGCTCAGTTCGGCTTCATCGGCAACACCACCGCGCTGTCTTTCAATGACGCATTCCCAGGCATCGCGCCTGATTTCTCACAAACCCCTCCGATTGTCCAAAATCCATTCCTTGGTGCATCAGTAACGAGCCTAATCCTCGGCGCAGTAGGCAACTACACTGGCTCGACTGTTCCACTCGTCACCATTGATCCGCCTTCTGCTGGTGGTGTGCAAGCGTTGGCATACGCCTCGCTGATCTCGCCAGTCACAACTCTCAACACCGCTGGTGGTAATTACCAAACCGGAGACATTATCACACTTCAAGGTAACGTCACCGTGCGCGTCAACTCTACCATCTTTGGCGGTGGCGTTGCAACTTATTCAGTAACTAATCCAGGATCGCTGACTTCTGGCACTGCGCCAGCAACTATCGCGCAAGTCAACACGACAGGCATAGGCACCGGGTTCATCCTCAACGCCAACTGGGTCGTCGGCGCGGTCATTCTTGTTACTGGCGGTAGCGGCTATACCTCCACGCCCAACGTCACCTTCTCAGCTGGCGCAGCTACTGCTACCGCAACCGTTGGCTCTGGCTCAGCTGGCAATCCCTCCGTACCAGGGTTCTTCCAACAGAGGCTTGTGCTCGCGTCACAGCCAAAGGCGTTGCAGTCCTTTAATATGTCCGTGACTGGGTCGCCGTATAATTTCAATATCTCTGATCCAATTCAGGCTAGTGATGCAATCTCGGCCTCAATCACATCTGGTGTGTTGAACCAGATCAAGTCCCTTGCGCCAGTGCCTGCTGGTTTGATTATGTTCACTAATCGTGCCTCGTGGCTAGTGAATGGCGGCTCGATCGGCGCGCCTGTGACACCGTCTAATATCACCGCCAACGCTCAGTCATTCAATGGCGCGAACGACGTACCGCCGATTATTTCAAACTTCGACGTGCTTTATGTGCAATCCAAAGGCTCGATCATCCGAGACTTGAGCTTCAACTTCTACGCCCAAATCTACACCGGCACTGACATTACGGTGATGTCCTCGCATCTCTTCTACGGCTTCCTCATTAGCGAATGGGCCTGGGCCGAGGAGCCATTCAAGATCGTCTGGGCTGTGCGGAACGATGGCGCGCTATTATCTCTTACGTTCCAAAAAGAACAAGAAATGACTGGCTGGGCACACTCAGACACGCAGGGCTTGTTCAAGTCCATCTGCACAGTCACAGAGCAAGTCAGCTTTGGCGCCGTCGATGCAATCTACTGCGTCATCCAACGTCTCGTCAATGGTAACTGGGTTCAATACATCGAGCGCATGGCTGAGCGCATCTTCCCTTATGGTATGGAAGATGCTTGGTGTGTCGATGCTGGGTTACAGACCGCGCCGTTCTTTGCTGGGCTGGCCAGTCTCAATCCTACCAGCGCGGCCGCGAATGGCGTGACCGCAACTGCATCTGGTGTCTTCGGTCCAGGGATCGTGGTCAACTTCTCTGCTAGTCTTGGTTGGGCGGCAGGTAATATCGGTCAAGTGATCCGACTAGGGAACGGCATTGGTACAATCACGGCTGTTGGCTCTGGCTCACAAGTCACTTGCAATTTCACGCAAGCGATCACGCAGACGATCCCATACGTCACGCCCGCGATCCCTATTCCACAGACCCTGAATTGGTCAGCATGGACGCCTATCACGATCGTCACCGGTCTTGGTCATCTGATCGGTCAGAACGTTGTTGGCTTGGCTGACGGAGTTGTGGTTGGGCAAGCACCAAACCTGTTGACTGTCTCAGCCTCCGGCTCGATCACGCTGCCAAATCCTGCGACGAAGATCACCCTCGGGCTTGCATATTCGCCGCAGCTACAAACCCTTCGGCTTGATTTAGGCGAGCCAACTATTCAAGGCAAGCGCAAGTCAATCATTGGCCTTACCGTTCGTACCAAAGACACCCTCGGGCTCGCAGCAGGAAAGTCTCTTGCTACAGTCACGCAGATGAAGGACTTCCAGCTTGGACAATTGAACGTCCAAGAAAACAAGCCAGTCACTAATCTCTACACCGGCGACGGTCGTGTCAATCTCGACCCACAGACCGATACCTTTGGCAATTACTACATCGTCCAGCCAAATCCCCTTCCTGCAACGATCCTTGGGCTGATGCCTGAGATGGTGGTAGGAGATACTAAATGACGCAAGTCCAGATCAAGGTCGCGCATGAGAATTCCGTTGACATCCTTGCAGTTATCAAGCGCAGTCCAGTCTACGACAACGCCAACGCGGTCGCCATTCTCAACAACTGGTGGCTAGCGAGCGATAAAGTTTGGGCCGGAATGGTTGATGGTGAGATTGCTTGTCTTTGGGGCCTAGCTCCTCCGACCTTCCTTTCTGAGAATGCCTATCTTTGGCTACTCACGACCGATCTTGTTGAAGAGCATAAATTCCTCTTCATCCGCTACTCCCAGCGCTACGTTGAAGAGATGCTGAAGGTCTATCCACGGATCGTCGGTCATGTCGAGACTACTAATACCCAAGCCATCCGCTGGATACGCTGGCTTGGCGCAAAGATTGGCGAGCCAGAGAATGGCTTCCGGCCATTTACGATTAGGAGACGTTGATGGCCGATCCAATTACCCTCGCTGCTGGGTCAATGGCTATAGGCGCAGCTGGGTCTGTGATCCAGGGCTTCGGCGCAAGCCAGCAGGCTGGTGCACAGTCGAGTATGTACGCGTACCAAGCTGGGGTAGCAAGAGCCAATCAGACCATAGCAGCGCAGAACGCTACTTGGGAGACGCAGTCTGGCGAGGTCGAGGCACAGCAGGCTGGACTTCGTGCTGAGGACGAGCGATCCAAATCGACTGTGGCCGCAGCCGCAGGCAATATCGACGTTACCACTGGCTCGCCTGTTCAAGTCGGTAAGTCCATTACCGAGATCGGTGGCGAGAACCAAACCATCATCCGTGCTAATGCAGCCAAGCGAGCTTATGGTGCAACGATCGAGGGCTTCGAGCAAGGAGCGCAAGCGAACATCTATGACGCTGCGAGCAAGAACGCTAAGGCCGCTGGCGATATCGCCGAACTCAGTAGCTTCGTTGGTGGCGCAGGCAACGTCGCAAGCAAGTGGTTGCAGCTAGGGCCGATGTTTGGTACTGGTCGCGGAGGCAGTCAGTCATTGTCTAATACTGGCGCGGCCTGGGAATAACCAATGGCCCAAGCACCCTACGTCCCATTCCCAACTGCCCAGCCGTACATGCGGCCTACGCCGCCGTTGCGGATCAACACCCCTGGCGCGGCCTTTGGTGAGAGCATTGGTGCGGCCCTGCAAAATCTCGGAGGGTCGGTTGAGAAGGATGGTAATGAGTTGTTCCAGCGCGCAATGGCGTTGCAGGAATTGCAGAATGAGAATGACGCGAGACAGGCGCAGACGGATTTCGTCAACAAGATCGCGCCCATGCAGGCGACCTTTGACGCACGTACAGGCAAGGACTCGCGCGATGCGTTAGAGCCGCATCTTGATCAGCTGAACCAGACGAGGTTGGAGTATCGAAATCAGCTTAAGACACCGATAGCGCAGAAGCTGTTCGATCAAGATAGCCTGCCGTTCTATCAGCGGAATGTGTTCGCGTCATCAGCGAGAGCAGGGCAGCAGTACAAGGACTACACTGTTCAGACCTTGTCATCTCAGGCCGACCTTGCTATTCATGACGCGGAGGATCATCCAGACGACATCACGTTCCAGAAAAGTCGTGGACTGATCTCTCGTACAGTCGCTGACGCGGCGATGGTCAAATACGGCGTCGATGAAAACAGCCCAATTGTACAAGATGCAGTTCGCAAAGCCCAAGCAGCACACGTCGCCAGCCAGATAAAAGGTGTGGCACATACTGATCCCGCACGCGCCACGCAGATGTTGGATCAGAACAAAGACGTTCTTGGTGATCAGTACGATGCGCTAGAGAGCCTGGTTCAGACCAGAGGCAACGCGGTTGCGTCAGCGAACATCGTCAATGGTGTTGTTGGCACACATCTCAATCCAGCTGACGGCACCTACGACGCAACCACTAAGGCAATGCAAGAGGAGGTACGCGCCAAAGCTGCTGAGCTTTATCCAAACAACAAGCTATTGCAGACCGAGGCTGCGAATGCGCTTGATCATCGTCTCTACATGGATAGGTTCGCGCGGACCAATGATACAACTGAGACGCGGAACTCTATCAATGATGTCATTGCTCAGCATCCTGAGGTCACTGATACACAATCTCTCCTCGCGCTCCCAGGCGTTGATAAGATCGTTGGAAAGATGTCAGACTATGACAAATCCACGCTCGCGCAGCGCATCTTTAATATCCAATCCAAGCAATTCTCAGAAGCGTGGAGGGTCAACAACGTAAACGCCAAAGGCTTGATGAATAGCGATGTACAGAAGTTTCTTGAACAGGACTTTGGGACTTGGCAGCTAAAACCAGAGGATCGCGCTGCTTTGCAGAATAAACAAGTCGAGCTCGCCAAAAATCCCAAGGACGACCCACGCGTCAGCAACGCTATGTCAATCCTCCACGCTGCGTTCCCAACACAGCTTGACGCAATGAACGTGGACCCAAAGCAGAAGTCTGATCCGCAGAGCAATTACAATCACTTCGTTGGGTCGTTGCAGGAAGCGCTGTCTGAGTGGCAGTTGAACACAGGTAAGCCAGCCAAGTACGAGGATGTTATCGGCCCGATCTTCAAGCAATTGCAGACCCAGACTATGAACCATCATTGGTACTGGCACGATACTCAAGACTACGGGTTCAAGCAATACGTCAAGCCAACAATGGATCAAATACCACCAGAGTTCCGAGACACGGTCACCAACAAGGCAATGAAGGAAGGCAAGCCAGTTCCATCCGACACTGAACTCTACCGTTACTACCTCCGCGAGGAATACATCAAACTCTTTGGGGCATCAGGTGGCGGAACCAGTACCACAAAGTAAGGGATCGACAATGATAGACGAAGAAGTTGAAGCGGTTGCTTGGGCAATCTTACAAGCACTCCACGAGAACGTTCCAGAAGAAAGTCGTCCAATGTCGTGGAGTGATTTAAAAGGCGACCAAGATCAACGCGTTCGCTCGGCTGCTGTAGCTGCTATCGAATGTATCCGTAAGCGCGATGCTAGACCTAAACCGCACCCGACAATCTCCGAGTTAGAGGAACTTCTAAAGGATCATTCAGATGATCCGCCGATTACAATAAATCCTGATGGATCAATAACGGTCCTTACTTTATGACACCAGTACCACAAAATAACCCAGGCGAGCCACAGCCGAGTCCAACCAACCCGGTTGACTTCATCGCGGCACAGCGCCAGAAGGCTGCGATGCTGGCGATGAATGGGCTTGACGGTGATGCAGATGAGGCGTCTCGCGCGTATGATTTATCGAAGTCCACGAACGTCAATCCTGCGCTGATCCATACCGATACTGAGGCGTTTGATCATAAGGTCAAAACCTCGATCGCGTCGAAGCTGGTGATGAACGATGACTTCCTGGCCGAGTACGCTCGTGCGCATCCGCTTGCGCCGCAGATATCGAACGATGACTGGGGGCAACTGAGTAAGATCAGTAGCTTGATCAACCCTTGGCGCGGTGTTCAACAACCCCTCGCGGCTGGCTTGCGCTCTGCTCAAGAAGAATGGGCAGGCGGTGAAGGCATTCTCAAAATCTCTCCGCCCCCGCCACTCCCGCCAACCGAGTCCTTCGCCGGTCGTCTCGGCTGGTCCTTGCAAGCCGGGATATACAACCCTGTCGAGGACCTAGCTGAGGGCCTTGTCCGATTTGGTATGCGCGGTGCAAGCACAGCCATCGCTGGGGTCGCGGGAGTAACTGGCGAGATCGGCAAAGAGCTTGGCTTCCATGACGCACCCAAGACAGCAAAGGATGTCTCAGAGGCGTTGCAAGACCCAGGGTTTTGGGCATCGATCCCGCCGTTAGAGGGAGTGCCAGCTGGGCAGGCCATTAGCGCAATCATGCGCGGGTTGCATGAGAGGTTCATTGGACCGTACGATGAGAAGAACATTGGCGCGTTGGACAAGGCTGGCGAAGAAGTAGCGCATTCGCTCAACGTGGCCGCGCCCTATGTCGAAGCTGGTCGGATGCCACCGGTTGGTGTTGATAAGCACATCGACGGATACTTCGCTGAGCTTGCCAAGCAAGATGCTAAATGGCTTGCTGATGTTGATAAGGAAATCGGTGCATCCTCGACCTATGCTCGCAACCCCGAGTTCTTTGCCAACGAGTTCTTTAATCTTCGCCATCCGCCAGATATGTCGGTGTCATTTGAGGGCGTGAAGAAGCTCTATGGGGAAGAAGGAAAGCCAGAGCCTGGGGATAACAAGCTCGGGAACGTGTGGAAAGGCGCGGAGCAGTATGATCATGCCAAGGACTTCGGTGGGGATATTGATATCTCGGCGGTGGATTGGGCCAAGTTAAAGCCTGAGGTGAGGGATGAGCTAAGGGACTTCGTACGGTTGCGACGCGGAGGAATGACGGTTGAGGAGGCGAAGTTATCAAAAGAGATTGAACCGATACCTGAGCCTACTATCGAAGAGCGTGAAGGTGGTAATGCACTCGTTAAATCTGGTAAAGACACTGGCGACCTATTGTCAATAAAGACAGATAAGGACGCTGTCTACGCTGGCATTGCGACAGTAGGTAAGGAGCGTCGAGGGCAGGGGATAGGCACTTCATTATATGAAAAGGCTATTGATTACGCAGATCAGAAGGGTCTGCCATTTCGATCTGATATTGCAGTAACGCCCGATGCACAACGAGTGTACGAGAGTTTAAAGAACCGCGGCTATGATGTTAAGGAGTCTCCTAATACAACAACAACGCCAAAAGGTAAGACTAATACCAAGCCTGGATATGTTTATGAAGTAAGAAAGCAAGTTAATCCTGCTGTTGACACCGTCGCTCGCGCCGCCAAGATCGAACCCATCGCCTCCAAGTCCTACATCCCTGGTACTGGCACGCGCTCCTTCATCCCTGACGACGCCGAACCGGGCGAGCTTAAGGTTTTTGGAAGCGCCTATATTAAAGGAGTTAGAATTGAGTCTGGTGCAACATTTCCTGCATCAAAGCTTCTTGAACAGACTGATACAGCACATCTTACTGGTATACCTAAAGCCTTAGCTCAGTTCTTTGGCGATCGTATGATGAATTGGTCTAAGGATGTTAACGTTCATGTAATCGAACGTAATCAAATGGCCTCGTTATTTCCAGACAAGCCAAATACACCAGCGTTCTACAGCGAAGGGAATGTTGTCTTCCGAAGTGACGTACTAAATGGCCGAATGCCGGACGCGTTGGCGCAGCAGATCATCCATCATGAAATGGGCCATGCGTTTTCGCTGGATGCAATCGAAACATTTCCAAGTATTAAGTCAGGTATCCAACAATTAAAAGATGAGACCCATGCATTTCTAGTTCGTGTAAATCCTGACGCACGCGATAAGCACGATTATGCTTTCACAAATCCACATGAATTTGTTGCGGAGGCGATGTCGAACCCAGACTTTCAAAATGTTATTGCAAAGGTACCAGTTCCCAAGGACCTTGCTAAGAAGCTTGGGTTAGGCACAGATGTTAAGTCTGTTTGGGAAGCCGTCCGCTCAATTGTCAAAAACCTCCTGACCTCTATCGTTGGCCACGCGCCATCCGACACCGTCCTCGATGCCTTCTTCCGAATTGGCGAGGCCCTTGAAAAGGCCAATAAAATCTTAGAGAAGATGGGCGAGCAAGGGCCGCGCCAAATGGAGGCCCGCGCCAAAGAAGTCGAGCCAGAGCTTCCTCAATCCGGTACTACTCGCGTCGAAGACCGACCCTTGTTCAAAACTCCTGGCACGATTGGCATGAACGCCAAGCGAATGGAGAACTACAACAAGCTGATTGAGAAAGAGAACCAGGAAAAGATCGAGCTATCGAAGAAGATCGCTGAGAAGGGCGAGCGCGAACAGCAGACGACTGAGTGGAAGGAGAACTACGACAAGGTCAAGGACGAGGTTCGGTCAGAACTCCACCAGCGCCCGGATGTCGCAGCTGAGCGGTTCTTTCGAGAAGGGATCATGCCAGAAGGGAATAAGATCCGGAAGGTCAAGCTCGACGCCAAGGCCCTGACGGCTGAGCAGAAGAAGGGCTTGCCAGAGGAGTTCGTTGGCGAAGGCGGTGCCAATCCTGATGACCTTGCGCCAGTCTTTGGGTTCCAATCAGGTGATGAGCTTGTTGCCTCGCTCGCGCGCGGAAAGGCACAGCAGGACCTGGAAGGACTAACTCCCTCTGCGTCCTTCAATCAGCGCCTCAAATCTGAGACCGAGCGCGTCATGCGCCAGCGATATGGAGACCTTGAGACCAATGTCCTCGAAATGGCGAAGGATCAAGTCTTTTCTCCTACAACTCTGGACCGGCTCTCCGAGGAAGTCCTGGCACTCGCTGAACACGGTGGGCAAGAGCTTACCATCGACAAGGGGACCTTACAGAAACTTGCTAGAGACAAGTTTAATTCTGTTCCTATTGGTAGTCATTCTTCTGATAAGTACATTGCTGCTGCCGGACGCGCTGGTCAAGCTGCTGAGGATGCACTATTAGAAGGGAACGCGTCGGAGGCGTTCAAGGCGAAGCAGCAACAATACCTAGCGATGTTCTACGGATCGGAGGCGCGAAAGCTTGAGAAGGTCAAGGATCAGTTCGATAAGCGCGTGCCAAAATGGCAGAGGCGCGAACCACCTGGGATCGAGCAAGCTGACGCAGTTTGGATACATCAGATTTTAGAGCAGATTGGTTTAGGGAAGCGCAGCCTCCAAGACCTCGACCGGTCGAAGACATTGACCTCGCCTTACAAAACCATGCGCGAGTATGCGGAGGGCGTCAATGGGCAACACGATCTTTACAACACCGACGTCAATGCTATGCCAGTGGCGCAGAGGGTTGCGATCTCGGATTTTTTGTTCACTAACAACTACCGGAACGAAGTTGAGAAAATGCTGCCTGATGAATTCCGTCAGGTGTTTGACTCGCTTAAGTCGATTGATCATTTCTCACGCAACGAGAAGAAATACACCGTCAAGGGTAACAAAGAAGACCTCGAGAACGTCGTCAACGGGCTGGTGGAGAGGCTCAAGGCGGCGGTGGATAACAAGCCGATCACGGACCAAGTGCAACAGGCGAAATCAGCGGGGAGATTGACTGGGACTTGGCTGCTCAATCCTGAGTCGTGGATGCGCCGGTTGGACCTGGGTGACACATTCGGCCCGTTCAATCAACTGATCATCCGACCAATCACTGAGGGTCAGTACACGCTCCGGACGCTTGAGCGAGATTTTGCTGCTAGATGGAAAGAGGTCGGGTCTGGGTTCACTGACCTACGAAAGAAGATCAGCAATCCGCTCTTCAAAGAGAGTGACGGCTCGCCAATTCAAATGACCAAGGCCAACGCATACGCGGTCTTGCAGAACATGGGTAATGCGGCCCAACGCGCCAAGTTGATCAGGGGCTGGAACATCGATAACAATCTCCAAATCGGTGAGCAGAAGATTTGGAACTGGCTGCGTCAAGTTGGGATTGGACCAGAGGATCTAACGCGGGCGCAGAAGCTCGGCAGTGTTTTCAATGACGCATTCAAACATTCCGAGCACGCCTACACTTCCATCAACGGCGTGGCCCCAGCGCGGATCGACCTTGGGAAGATGCAGACGCCTTGGGGCGAGAGTGACGAGTGGTACCATCCATTGATCCCCGATCCGCTTCGCCATAAAGTCAATCTCAGCGTTGACGAGATGATGGGCGAGAGCGGGTATTATCGACCATCGCCAGCGGCTGGGTATACTAAGACCCGAACTGGCGCGGTCTATCCAATCGACCTGACTTTTGATAGTGTGCCATTTAAGCTCAAGCAGATTTTGAACGACGCGGCTATGCGTCCGTCTGTGACTGAGGTTAGCAAGATCGTCTACAATAAGCAATTCCAAGCCGCGTTCAAGCGCTACTATGGCGCTGAGTACATGTCCGCGCTGGATGGGTGGATGAAGGACGTGGCCGGGAATAGGTCTTGGGTCCCGCAGAACATGGCTGCGTTGGATAAAGCCGTCACTGGTCTTGTTCAAAACCTCAACACCGCGCTGATTGGTCTCAACCTCGGCACTGTCGCCAAGCACGCACCGACTGCTGCTGCGTTCTCGATCGCTGAGGTCGGCCCGGTCAACTTCGCCAAGTCAATGGCCAAGATGATCTACGAACTCCCTGGCTCGCGCGAAGCCTGGAACTGGGTTATGGAGAACTCAGAAGAAGTCGCGAACCGGATGCGCCATGTTGAGGATACGTTGATTGGCCAGAACCAGGAGATGTTCAAGAAGCTGGGTTGGACAGGTAAGATCGCCAACGTCCGTGACCTTGCTAGCTGGTATGGCCATTACCCAGTTGGCATCACGGATTTGATCTCCGCTGTGGCGATGTTCCATGCTGAGTACCGTCGACTTGGCGAAGAACATCCTGATATGACGCATGGTGATTTGCTCTATGGCGCGAACACAGCTGTTCGCAGGACGCATGGCTCGTCAATCCTGTCCAACCGTCCGAGCCTTATGCGTGCGGGCGGGTTGTGGAAGTTGGTTTCGCCGTTCTACAACTTCTTTAACAACGCACTCAATCGGACTTATGAAATCGGTTGGCAATCTAAGCTCGCTGTCCAGGGCCGCGAGGTTCCTGAAATGGTTGGGTTTGACTCGAAAGAATTCAAGGCTGGCGTGCAGAATGTTCCAAGGATTATTGGTGGGTTGATTGTGTTTGGCGTGATCCCATCGCTAATCGAGCAGATGGTGGACCCACTACCAGAAGCGCAGGGCGAGAACAAAGCTCTCCATTGGGCCAAGGTCCTAACGCAAGCCTATCCGTCTATGATCCCAGGCGTGCGCGACGTGGTCAATGGTCTGAATAGGAACCGTGATCCCTCTTTGGGATTGTTCGGCACGGCCATGCGAGACGTAGCAGAGCCCTTGCGTACAAAGTCCTGGACACAGTCTCCTGGGCAGGCATTTCAAACCGCCAACCGCGCCATTGGAATGCTCAGCGGTCTGACAATGGAGCCTATCGGCCGTGCTGGGAGGTTCATGATCAACGTCATGCATGGTGATGAGCATCCACAGGGGCTGAGTGACTGGGCAAGAGGAATGTATAAAGGAACAATGAAGGAGCAGAGGCGATGATAACACCACCGATGAAGACATCTGCGAACGGGAGAAAGTTTATCGAGAGCTTCGAGGGGCTGATCCTTGGCGCGTATGATGATGCGAATGATCACATATTAAGACTTGGAGACCATCCGCGTGGGGTGCTTACGATCGGCTATGGCCATACCACTGCTGCCGGCTTGCCAGTTGTGCGGATTGGGATGGTGATTACGCAGGAGCAGGCTGACGCGATCCTGTCCTCGGACCTTGCGGCAGTTGAGGCTGACGTTAACCACCACGTCAACGTGCCGATCAATCAGAACCAGTTCGATGCGCTAGTGAGCTTTGACTTCAACACCGGCGCGCTGGATCGGAGCAATGTCCTACGGTCGATCAACAACCATTTGTTCAATCAAGTCGAAAGTGATTTACTTCAATGGGACCACGCTGGTGGGCGGGTCCTCCAAGGGCTCTTGCGGAGACGCAAAGGGGAGGCGGATATGTTTAACAAACCAATGGGAGCAACGACGTGACACAAGACGAATTGTTTTCAACTCTACGTAGCGGTGCGATCTTTATTGGCGGTGCTGCAACAGTCATGGGAGTGAACTCATTATCTGCCGTTGATCTTCAAACTGACCTTGACCACATGATTAACGGCGCGAAGGAGTTCATGCTCGGAGCGGGGCCATTGATTGGTATAGGCATGGCGTTGTGGGGTAAGTACAAAGCCAGCCTTCCGTCCCAGAAGGCATCGGTTGCAGCCTCTGGCGCACTTGTTGTTCAGCCATCCACGCCAGCTGCGGCAGTCGCGGTTGCTAATACCATCGCAGCTACGCCTGGCGTACAGCAGGTTACTGCTACCCAAGCTGTTGCTGACGCAACGCCCTCTGACAAGGTAGTGAGCAAGCCATGAACTTCTTCAATCTTCTCAAGCTCGAACCCGAGCTTCCTCACATCGAAGCCGCAGTCGCGATCATCAAGAAATACATGAATGACCCACGCGTTCCTCAAGCGATATCACTCATCGAGGATATCGAAAAGGACGTTGGGGTCAAAGACGCCATCACTACGGTGGAGGAGGTAGTGAAAATCTTAACAGCAACGGGGACTATCAATGAAACGACTTCTACTGGGAATGCTGGCGGCGGGGCTATCGGCTAGCGTTAGCTTCGGCGCTGATCTACCACCGAGGCCTCTACTTAAGGCACCTCCGCCTGTCGCTTGTAGCCTGACGCAATGCAACGTCTGGTTCATCGGCGCGGGCGTGTTTGGCGCTGGGTCCAACATCGACATCATCGGCCAAGGTATCTCCAACTCCATCTTCGCCAATGGCGGATTGGTGATGGCTGACATCGGTGGCCAGATGTGGTACAACAACATGTTCCTTGGCGCAGAGAACATGGCTGGGTGGGCCTTTGGCTCTCCTGCCAGCGTCAATGGCGTCAGCACCACTATGCAAGGTGGTGTTGACGTGTTCTGGATGGAAGCTGGCGGGAGCCTGGGGACGCTCTTCGGCAGTGGCGCACAGCCAATCCAGATCAACAACGCACTGGCGTCGGACTTGATCTCGCTTTACGTCGGCACTGGTCCGGCCCAGCCCTTTGGGAATTCTTCCCTGGGAACCAAGAGCTTTTGGACTACTGGCGCAGGCGCGCGGTACCTGATCCCCGCGCCTAGCCCGATCCTCTTGGACATCAAGTACATCTTCGGCAACAACCAGAACAACGTCGGCCTTGTGAGCAACAAGAACTTGCAGGTTGTTGGCGTGACGCTGTCGAAGCCGTTTTCGTTCTAGCATGATCGAAGCTCTTGTGATCTGCGCCCTGCTCCTTGGCCCATGGCTCGGCTGCTATGGGATCATCGAGCTTGGGCGTAGAACAAGCTGAACCTCCCAACTAGGGCGCGCAAATGCGCCCGCCTTTTTCGAGGATGGAAATGATCGCAAGCATTGATATCAACGGTGTGATTTTGGGAGTGATCGCGTTCTTCAATCTAGTAACAGCATTCTTGGCGTATCGAACGCATCAGGCGGCGTTGAATACGCAAGCTAATATGGCTAAGGTTGAGATAGCCACGAATTCAATGAAGGACCAGTTGGTCAAAGCAACTGGCGAAGCAGCGCACGCGGCAGGGATGACCGAAGGAATGGCGCAGGCTGCTAGTGATAAGGCATTGTTTGAGGCGGGGGCGAAATCAACGGAGAACAACAAATGAGCCTAGGTACAATCCTACTAATTATCCTTGTCATCCTCTTACTCGGTGGTTTTAGCGGCTTTGGGGGTGGGCCATTCTATGGTACCGGGTACTATGGTGGAGGAGGACTTGGGCTAATCGTGCTGATCTTGGTGATCTTGGTCTTATCAGGGAGATTGTGATGCTTGGAACGATCCTGTTGGTTTTCGCGTTCGTGTTCGCCTGCATCGCTAGCTTTGTGCCTGGGCCGGTCTATGGCCGATGGCACTTTGGCTGGCTGGCGTTTGCGTGCTATTTAGCGTCGTTGTTGTTTGGCGAGGTGGGGCATTTGCTGCGCTAACTCTTATATCGCTTACGGTGTTTTGCAAGTGACGCTTCCATGTCTGGCGGTATCACTATCGGTGAAGTCTTGTGTGGTGTATCGGTGATTGAGGGGTCAATTCTAATATAATAGTTCTCAAACCACCACTGCTCGCCAGTTTCGTCTTGAAATACACCATAGTAGACGGCGCGGTCCTCGGTCCAGACAAAGTAAGCCACCGCGTCGCCGAGTGGGGTAATGACTCGGATTGGTGGATCAAGTTGTGTTATTACATGTGACATTGAACTCTCCTATAATGGAATATCATTCGGCGCGGGCCACTTGTCCATAATCCAACCAACGAATTGGATCACGTCAATCAAAATCCAGAAAATGACTACGTAAGCTGCTATGATCAGCTCTTTGCGAGTAGTAATAGCCCCAGTGATAACTCGATGAAAAGTATCATTCATTCGCGACCCACTTCCCATCCTTCGTCCCCATCCGCCCCGACATTTTCAATATCTCAATGGTCCCTGCCACGGCATAGGTCGGGACCATCTTTGACACCTGACGAATTAATTGCGTGTGGCTAACGCCACCTTTGTCTGCCATCCAAGCGACCACGTTGTCTAGCGCCTTGCCATCAGCGGTCACCATCCCGGCCTCGAACATGGCGGGCATGGTGAGTTCGATTTCTATGAGCCAGGACATGGCGCGGGAGAAGTCCTGGCGCGAGAGCGTCATTGACCCTCGGTCGACTGCGCTGATCATAGACAGTTTGAGAATATGGGTCTCGCGTCGAGAGTTGTAGTCGACCAGATTAGGATGTTTGGGTTCTGGCTCTTTGTTACCCAAACGCCAGACAGACATCTCGTGCGCGTATTCTGTATTCCAGTCAATTGCTCCAAATAATTTTGAGATGACCAAAATGTCATGGGCAAGGTCGATGGGAGCGGAGTAGTTGTTGAGCTTGAGAATGTCCTTATGCTCTTTCCGGGTATCATAGACGAAGATAGTTCTCCCGGTAAGCCCCTGTGTCCAAGCAAAAGCAGGCATGAGTTCCATGAGGTTTGTTGGAGTAGACCCACAGATAAGGTTAAGCTGAGGACGGTCGATAGTGATGCTAAGATGAGATGTCCGACGTACCTGTTTGTACCAATTACAGTCATAGAACTTGGTAAGAGCAGCCACAAGCTCATAATCATACTGGTGCATAAAGGCGCTAAGCTCATCAACAGCCACGTACATGGAATTGTATTCGACGAATTCATTTTCCTGGCCCACGAACGGTAGTTTGCGTTTTGACTCGTACAAGCAGTCGACTAATGACGCGGTCTTCATAGAAGTTGGTGATATGTAGAACTCCGGGATTGTCCGTACAATGTCGAGCATCACATCTATAACGCGGGTCTTGCCTATTCCTGACGGACCAATGATCATAACGTATAGATTTGGAAATAGCCGTGAACCAGTATCCAACCAAACTCTTCGTTCCAGTGCCGCTGCAATAGCTGAAATAGCCGTCCATCTCCTAAAGACCTCCGAGGTTTCGAGAAACCTTCCGCTGTACTCCACGAACGACTCGATCCAGGATTTTAACCTGCGCTGTCCTTTTCCTTTGGTCGCCACCTTTGTATCCCTTAAGTCCATCTGGATTTGCCTCGGAATATGCACCCCAATTCCAGCCTGTCTTGCAGCTGTAAGGGATTATGAGTCGGCGACCGTGTTCTAATTCAATAGGGTGTTCGAGTTGTTTAAGAACCTTAGGCACTATTTCATCTTCTCGATCCTCGGGATATTGGAACATGATAGCGTCGTGGATTTGCATTAGGACTTGGCAGTCGTTGGCTCGCCAGACATTGAGCATACCGGCGTTGAGGATGTCACCAAGAGCTTGGCCTTGATAAGCAACAGCCTCACGCTGGACCTTCTCATCGCTTCTTCGACCGAAGAAATAGCGCTTGCGGTTAGTGATCGAGATCAAATAACCAAAACGTCTTATTTGCTCTCTTGTCCAGTCGTGCCACCTATGATGGCTAGGAAAGGCTTTAAAATAGATCGGTTGAAAGTCTTCGATAACTCCAACGTCAACTTTAGCTTGAGCGGCAAGTGTGTCTGGTTTGCCAAGGTAATTAGTTCCGTGCCCAATTTTCTTGCACATGAAGCGTCGATCGTAGTGACGATAATAGGGTTGTTCGGCGAGCGCTCTGTCCAATGCAGGGTCACCACGCCAGGGAAGTCCGGGCCAACAAAGCTTAGCGACGTTGGTGTGGAGGTCTCCACTCTCACACGCGTCGAGGTACTTACTATCCTTGAATAGGTTCCATTCAATTCCTCCGACGACACGGCTTTCTCCTTGTTCTGCATCTGCGACGCCTATCTTCATCCCAGGATCGGCGATGAAGACGCTGCGTAGGATTTCCTCGATATTTTGTAAATTTGTTCCAGTACCAAATTCTGAGAAGCTACTCGACAAACGCCCCGTTGTAGTTCCTGCAATGTTATATGAGGTTCGAATTCGCCCATCTCGATCAATACTGGTTCGTAGCATCTGTATCTTTTTTTGTAAATCCCGCATCGCGAGCATATGCGCCAAGATGGGCCGGGCGGGGTAGTAGTTATAGAGCTTCTCGAGGGCAGCGCGGTCGACAGTTGGGCGGCCACCACGTTTAATAGCAGGAATGCCAAGAATATCATAAAACACAAGTTGCAGGTCTTTTGGAGAAGACCATTTGAATTCCCAAAGGTCGAGACCTTCGCCGACGATTTTGTTGAGGTTTTCCTCAAGGATGTCGAGTTTTTCAAAGTATTCATCTATGACCTCGTCGCGGCGAGCGCGGTCGATAAGAACTCCACGGATGCGCATTTCGAGGATGGGGCCTTGGAGGGATTTCTCAAAGTTGTAGGTCGCGGCGGTGTGGTTGTCGAGTTGCTGAGTGAGGACATTATAGACCTCCGATGTGACGCAGCAGTCCTTACCGTTATACACCCAGTCGCGTTCGGTCTGAGAGGGGATGTCGTCTGGCAGGACGTC